GCAACATTAAGATCTCCACTAACTGATACGTCTGCTTCAAATACTGCATTACCTGTTACTGTGACTACCCCATCTATAAAAGCATTGCCTACTGATATACTTCCACCAATAGAAGTTCTAACTCCTGAAAGGTTTGAACCATCTCCATAATAAGTTGAAGCACATACATCTCCTGATACATGTACACCACCAACTATTGAAGCATCTCCTTTTATTCCTAATGCTCCACTAACATGTACAGCATTCGTTGCTATCTTAATAGCTGTCTGTGTTCCATCTGCTGTTTGTACATCTACTAATGAAGTAGTAACACCTGTACCTGTTGTACTTGCATTAACAGTCAGTAAAGATCTGTATGTATTAGATATAAGTTTACCATTAAAATCTGTCATATTCCGTCCCACGTTCTATTTGCAAGTTGCCAATTTGTATTACCTATAATAGGAGAAAGATTTACTGGATTTAATGTAATCCATTCTGCATATTCATCCCATGTTATTCCTCTACCACCATTATCAGGTCTTGGATTCCTGACTCTAGGATTATCCCTTACATTAGGTACTTTATTTAAAGGGCTATTCTTTAAGTCATATTGTCCTTCAAAGTCTTCAGGGCAAACTAAAAGACCATAACTATTTAGTCTCATAACATTGTGATTATAAACGAAACCACATATATCACACATTGCTTTTGTTTTAATATTCGTTGCCATTAGTTATTATAAAATGTTAGTCTAGGTAAAAGATATAGAGAAGCTCTTTCTCTATCTTCTTCCATTGCCCTGAATAACATATCCTCGTAATTTTGTTTTAACATTCCTATTCTTGTATCTGCTACTAATGGACGCTTCATTGACATATAGTAAGCAAGTCCACAAGTAAGAGCAGGTAAAAATCTTTTAGGGAGATCTGCATTTTGTCCAGCAGATTTATCAACATCCTGCATTTCACTAACAACTTCTATCTTTAATGTATCTGTAGAGTTCTCAGGTATAGGCCAGAGAGATATTGTAGGATTATCTCTACCCCTTCTAATGCTGTACTGGGTAGGCCGACCTGTCTGTGTCGGTGCAGGAATAATCATATATTCTTCAGGAGTAATACGAGTAAGCTGGATATCTGTATTATCTCGACTATGTACAACTTCCAGAGCATTAATTGTGCTACTGGATAACTCATACGAAGTTACACTTGTTGCTAGTGTAACTGTAGTTGTACTAGTTGTCCATAGGAGTATACCCCTATTCTGCCAATCCTTCAGCATAAGGTTAATAGAACGTCTTGCAGAAGCAGGTTCATGACCAAGAGTATCTTCTCCCCCAATCATCTCTGTTGCTTCTTGAATTACTTCGTCTATATCTAAGTTGAAGTTATATGTTCCAGATACTGCCATTTTAGCCCCAATCAGTCTTAGGTGTACATGCATCACACCTACAAGTTTTACAGATTTCTACCTTAGTATCATTACCACCAGATATAACCTGATCAACAGTTTTAGTTAGAGGATTACCACAATGAGAATCGTGTCCACAATTTTGACACTTACTCAGCGTCTTCTTCCTCTTCTGGAGTAGCTTCTTCTTCAACTACTTCCTCTTCTTCAACTACTTCTTCTTTAGGAGCTTCTGCTTCACCATCTACTAAGACAGCTTCACGATGTTCCATAAACTTCTCAGGATCTGCGACTTCCAGAATCTTACCAGTTTTTACATCTTTAACTTTTGTTTTCATTTACTCTCTCCATTTACTTCCATAAGTATATTGATACTTTAATTGTAAATATCTACAACTATCTTTCCAGTACATCTCCCAGTTTGGATAATCTTTTTCAACTGGTTTTATAACACTATAATCAATTAGTGTAAAGTCATCTTCTTTTATTTTTATACTCTCTTTAAATTTCTTTAAGAGTTTTTTCTTTTCAATATACTGTTTTAATCTTTGCATTAATAAAGTTTACTAGAATAGTTAGCTTTACCCCATCCTCGTTTAGCTGCACCTACTCCACGTACAGTTCTATTAATTTTACCCTTACCTTTTCCTTTACCCCATTTACCATAAGATTCATTACGGCTGGCTTTAAGTTGCTTCTTGGTACGTTTCTTCTTGACTCGCATTGCGATTGATTCATCCTTACGAGCTTTATAGCCTTGCTTCTTCTTTCCTACTTTTTTTCTTTTACCAACTTTACCACCTTTTTTATTGTAAAGTGTTTTCATAAAGGCTTCTCTTTCAGAATCCATAGGCGTATCAGAACCATATTCATCTCTTAACGTATTATAGACTGATGTTTTCATTTTATCTATAGCTGTTACATCATCACCTTCACCAAAAATATTCTTTCCTATCTTACTTGATATAGAATCTTTAGCAAAAGCTTTTTCTCCACCGCTACTTTTTATAATTTCTTTAGCTATAGGATTATTTAACCATGCTGGTCTAGATTTAGCTGGTCCTTTAACTCCACTAGCTTTTATTCCAGCAGCCATCTCTCCTTCACCAGATATTTGTTGTTTAGGTTTAGGTTTAGCTTTAAATGCTTTAGCTCTTTCACCGGGCTTTTCAATTTTTCTACCTCTACTACCTTCTACAGATTTTCTTTTTTTATTTTTAAGTGTTGCATCTGCTGTTTTTTTAGATTCTATTAACGTTGGACCAACTACTGTAGCAGTAATTAGTCCTACACTTACCAGTTTTTTCCATAAAGGCGTACCTTTTTTTACATTTGATAGGCCACCTAATCTTGCAATCTTTTGCTGATCTACAAGTGGTAGTTTTTTAAGTTTTGCTGGTACGTTACCACTAGGTTTTTTAAAACCTGCTTTTTCATAAAACTCTCTTGTTGTTTTTTTAGGTTGAAACTTTAATTGTTTTGGTTTTGCATCAGATTTTTTAAAACCTGCTTTTTCATAAAACTCTTTTGTTGTTTTTTCAGGTTTAACCTTCTTAGTTGTTTTAGGTGTTATTTTAGTTTTAGGTTTAACCTTCTTAGTTGTTTTAGGTGTTATTTTAGTTTTAGGTTCAACCTTCTTAATTATTTCAGGTTCAACCTTCTTAGTTGTTTTAGGTTCAACCTTCTTAGTTGTTCTAGATTTAATTGCTTGTAGACGATTTCTAGGTGATGAAGTTTTTTGATTCTTAACTATTTTTAATACTTCTTGTGGTTTAATTCTTGTAGCTGTCTTACCAGCTTTTTTAGCTGCTGTTTTAGTAGCTTCTTTAAATCCCGCTTTCGCTAAAGCTCTAGCTACTATTGGAGTAGCTAATCTAATTGCACCCAAAACTGCCATTGGAATTAATTGATATGCCATGATTAATCTCCCGTCTGAGCGTAGTTACCTACACGGTTTGCTTTATCAGTTTTAAAAGACTTACCTTGAGTATATTTCTCATCCATAACAGCCTCTATTGGTCCTTCTACACTTGGTCCTTTACGAGCAGCACCAAAGCCCTGTCCCGTTGGTCTGCCAAGTACCTTATCCAGATCTACTGGAGTAGGGATTTGTGCTATTGGTCCACCCATTTAACTTCTCCTTTTCTTCTTTCGTAGTTTCTTTAAGGTCATAGCAAATCTTGCTCTTTGACCTAGTTTACCTTTAGACTTAGCAGCTTTCTTTAACTTAGAAGCTGGTATAGTCTTTCCCTTTTTAATACCTAGAGACTTACGTAATGCTCCGGGTTTCTTAATGGCTTTCTTTATGTTTAACTTTTTCTTCTTTGGTTTCATAATCTGTTGCCTTACGCTTGCCCGATTAACCATTATTATAAATACTTTCTATAACTTGATCGCATCTAAATCAGTCATCGTAGAAATAACTCACCGTAGATACACCACCCATATCACCACCGATAGCTCTTCCCATATTACGATAAACGATACCACCACCTTTTTTACCCATAGTCATATACCGTTTACGCTCATCTTCAGACATTGTACCTGAACGAGATTCTTCAGCAGGATATAAACCTTGTCGAGTCATACCACCACCTCTTTTAGGAATTATAGGTTTCTCTGGTTCAGGTGCGAATTTTACTGGACTTCCCTTTTGATAACCTTTGTCAATTTTTTCAATTAGAGGTGCTGCTTGATTTATAACTTTTTGTTGTGCTGGTGTTATTTTTTTACCTGTAGGTTTTTTTGAAGCAACCTTCTTAGAATTAGCTGGTTTGCTTGGACGATCATAAGGCATTTCTCTTGTAACACCCATATTAAATTGACTAGATACAGGCTTTGATTTACTAATTATTTTTCCTTTTTTATCTGTAGTTACTGTTCTTATAGCCTTTGGTTTTTTTCCTGTTTCACTAGTTTTACGCATAAAGCTTTTAGCTCTCTGAGCATCTGTTCCATATTCCATTAAAAGTTTTAAATCTTTTTTCATTGTTTTGTTAATATTAATGTTATTTCTTTTAAATTCGTTTTTAATTTTAAATACTTTTTTTCGAGTTTCTTTTTTAAGTTTAGGAAGGTATGTTCCAGTTCTTTTAATTTGTTGTTTAAGATTATCTTTTAACTTTTTAATTTCTGTAGATGCTTTTTCTTTAACACCTGCTTTTTCCATAGCTGCTTTAGCTTTTACTTGAGTAGATATTGGTATTTTTTTATCATTCATCTTATCCTCCTATGGTGAACCGTCTACAACTGGATCTGGACCACCAGCAGGAGATGCAGCTACAGCCATATCATCTTGTCGAGTCCGTCTAGCTTGATTGCGTAATGTTGCTATGGCATTTTGATATTCCCCTTGCCATACGGGAAGTGTCTGCCAATCTTTCATGTACATGGTAGCTTCTACCATGCATCCTGCAAAGAGAGCTTCATAGCAGTAATCACTAAAATAATTTTGAACTGTCACGCTTGTACCTGTAGCAGAAGCCAAGGCTAATGGTTGTGACTGTGATTGAATTTCTACTGTTAATGCTGAAACGGGAGTAGGTACTATTTTTATACTTGAATTATTTCTACGAGTGTAGTATCTAGGCGTTCCTGTAGACGAACTAACAGGCCAGTAGTCATTTACATATTCTACTGTCCTCTGAAGAAGATTAGTAACTTGTGTACCATTACTAACTTTATAGTTTACATTTCTGACAATACGAACTCTGTCATTTAAAGACACAGTTCCTGCATTACCAGATGATACTGATATATTAGTGTATTCATCGAGTCCTGCATCGTCCAGATCCTTGATCATTCTAAATTCTGTTTTCTTTACAAAAGCAGAAACTTGAGCAGCAAATTCAGTTGAATCATTCTCAGTCGTATTAACAAGGTCTGTTTTCAAGTAAGCATAGT